TCCCACCAGCGCCCAGCGCAAACACAAAACGCTCTGACGTTGTCATCACGGCGTTGCAGCTCGTTGGCGCGTTGGTGATGGCAGCGGCCAGGGTTGGCGTTGAGAATCCCAACTGCCACTCGTAGAGCTTGCCATCAGCATCTGAGCACGCGACCAAGTACTCGCCCCAAGTATCCAGACTCCAGGTCGTTGCTGGCGTGATGCTGCCAGTATCTGGGCGCTGCACGCCATAGGCAAAGTTGCCATAAGTGGAGTACCCATACCCGGTCTTTGTGGCTGCGTCAGCAATGCCAACAGTCAAACCTGTCGGCGTAATGTCTTTGAGCGTGCCAGCCTCATTCATGGCGTACAGCTTGGAATTCGTGCCGGCAGCGATCCAGCGGTCCCCTGAGTTGTCGCGCCAGGTGATCAAGCCCCGGCATGACCCGGTCAGTTGGCTGCTCGATCTCTTGCGCCATCCACCCCATGGACGCAACGTACCCTCAAACCAGCGAACCAGGTTGGCGTCAAACCACCGCCCGGCTGACTGATATTCAGTGCCGTTGCGGTAAACGCCTGGGGGGATTCTGAGTGCGGTGAGTGCCATGATGGGATTATGCGGAAAGATTCGAGACAAAACTCACGGTGGCAATCACTGATGGAGTCGCTGGCCTGGTTGGGCTAGTCCCGGCAGGGTACTGCTCGATAGACACACCAACGTCTGATGGCCGCCACATGAGTTGCAGGTAATCGCTCTCGGCCAGGTCCACAAAGTAGTTCAGGGCCGCGATGGTGTGCGATGGATCTCCAGCGCTTTTTCTCGGAGCCAGGCCAAACCTTGAGTTGGACTTGGCAATGTCAGTTCCATTCTTGCGAAACCAAACGTCAGAGTCTTGCGAGTCATTCGTGGTGTTTTTGAATTGGATGCTGAATTGCACGTTGTAGATACCAGCCTGGGACACGTTTAGACGTGATGAATTTGACAGAGTGATCCCATTTGAGTAGTCAGTTGTGTCAAATGTGATGGCGTAAGCAGTTGTCGTATTGGCTGCCGTCTGGTCGGTTGAGTCTTGAAACGCGCCATAAGGCAGGTTCAAGTACTTGCCACCTCGAGGCCCAAGGACCGTTGACAAGATATTGGTCAACTTTCGAAAGTACACCAGCAAACCGCGATGGGTTTGCGCAGTCAAGCGCTCGTCATAGACCTGACCCGGTGAGGGCAGATCTGGTGGCGCCGGGGTTTCGAGCTGCTGGTACAGGTTTGTCATGTCAGGACTGCCAAGGCCTCATTAATGTGTTTGATGCGGTCTTCGAGGCCAATTGTCCCACCGTTGATCTTCTTCGTGAGTGCTGCCCAGTCCCCTGACTCGGCCAGGCGGTTGCAGTCATGCGTTGACCAAAACCAGCCTGCCGTCAGTGCCGCATATTTAGGTGTGGCAACCAACTCGGGCTGCATGACAAAGTCAACGCCCAGGGCTTGGCCTGCGTGAAAAAAATTGCTATGCCCGGTCAATTGGATGCAACCTTTTCCCGAAAAACGAAAACCATCCCCTGATGCCTCGTCACGGTTTCCCATGCGGTTTGCATAGACCATGTTGGCGATCTTCTTTGGGTTGCCAGCGTACTGGTTGGCAACGTCAAGAGTGGGGAAACGCTTGGGCCACAACTTCATCAGCGTGGCTGCGCGGTAATTCAAGTTCTCTTGCAGCACCTTGAAGTGTCCACATTCATGGCCGCACTGCCCGATGAATGCAGCCTGCTGTCTCTTGGTGGAAATGTTGAACCGGCCAAAGGTTTCATTAAGCGCATCAACCCACTCGGGGCCAATGTGCAGCTTTTTGAGTTGATCACTGTTTACCATTGATCTGCTCCCTCACTTTGTTGTAGGTATCGATGCAGGCGTTGAGCTGGACTGTGTTTCTGTCTCCCTCGATTGCGATGGCGACAACAGCTTTAATAGCCTCTCTGTAAGGGTCGGGTCTTGCTTCGTCCCGATCTCTGACGGCAGGGGCGGCATCTGGGGTGGCTGAAACGCAACTTGGGGCGGCTGGGACCGGGAGGCGCAACCGGCCAGCGTCAACAAGAGCATTAATGTCAGACTGTTTTTTGTTGATCTCATTCTTGGCCTTTCGCAATGTTTCGGTTTGGTTGTTGAGTGAGCTTGCCAGCTCTTGCTCTTTGGCGCGTGACTCTTCATTGAGCTTGGCAATGTGAGCCTGCATCTCAGCGTCACGGTCAGCATACCCAGCATGATGGCCGTAAGCGTAGGCACCGCCAACAGCAATCATGGCCGCGATGATCATGTATGGATTCACTGCCCAGCCTCACGTCTTGCTGCCGCGATCTCCTCGCGGACGTGATCGGGTTCCAGGTGCTCGGGTGGCGTTGTCGGTGGAGGTGGCGGCGTCCAGCTCTCATCCAGGGGTGGATTGATCCAGACTGGCAGAGCACCGCTGGGAGGCGCAGAAACAGGGCTAGAAGGCGCTGGTGCAGCCGGGGCAGGTGTAGGTGGCGGTGCAGGGTTTATCGCGGCAGTTACGGCCCCAACCGCACGCTTGCCCACAATGCCGCCGATACCGCCAACGATCAGCAGCACAATGTCATTGAGCATCTTGGTGTAAGCCTGGTCAATGGGCGCCATTGACTTGATGGGTTGCGTCACAAATGTCACGCTGTAGAGCAAGGCGATCACAATGCCAAACAAGATGATGGTGATCATCACCACAACAAAGCCCCAGATTCGGACCTCGATCTCTTCGGCGCTGTATTTACTTTGATTTGACAACATCGGGTTCCACCTTCTTTTCAAGCACTGGAGCAACAAGATACTCTGGGCACGTCTGCGTGAATTGACACTGAGGTTTCTGGCACTCTTTTAATTCAAAGTTGCTGGGGTTCTGGCAGGTATATCGATACCGATCCTCGCACCCAGCCAGGACCATGATGGTCAGACAAAACAGCAATCTCATTTACTCTTCCTTCCTGTTGTCATGGCCCATCTTCTTTCGGTCTTCCTCGAGCTGCTTGCGCAGCCTCTCCATGCGATCAATCTGGGCTTTGCTCTCTTTTTGCACTGCCAGGGTATCGAAATATATTATCGAAATTATCGGCAGCATCAAGCAAAACACCAGAACCATCGCAATGAGCGCAATCAAAAACCCCATCTTGTCTTTCGGTCCATCACTAGGAGGGACCAAAACACGCTGAGATACACGATTATCAACAAGGCGGCTCCCAGGTAGATTGCTTTGTCTTGCAGGTCCGCGATTACCCGTCTTCGTTGCCATTTCGCCTGCGCCTCACGTTGATCTCGTACTGCCCTGGCTTGCTCTTGCTCAACTGAGATCTGCTCACGCATCTCGTTGAACCGTGTCCAAAGATCTCCCAACTCTGGTGGTGACTGATAGATCATTTGCTCACGCAAGTCAGTCTCCATCTGTCTCAACTGGGTGAGCACAAGGGTACGCTGCAAGGCACGCTCTGCCAGAGAGTCTGCGCCGTCATAGACTTCCTCTTTTGACTTGCGCTCTTCCTCGATGTAGTAATCCTGGATCTGCTGCTGGTGCCGCATGAATTCACCCAAGCGCTTTGCAATGTCTCCCATGACCTGGTTGGGGTCATAGGCAGCAACTTCTTGCACTCGCTTTTGTTCGGCAACGATCTGCTTCTTTTGCTCTTTGGTTGGGTTTGGCCCAAACATTCCAGCAATCTCGTTGACGATCTTTTTAACGTCACCGGCAGTGTTCTTAACGTCTTTGTATGTTGCAATGCCCTGCTTGATCGCGCTGAATGCGCTTGAGGCCATAAGCAAAATACTGATTGGGTCCACATCTTACAAACCAAAGATCTTTGCAAAGAGTGATGCAGCGGCACCAGGCCCGAGCAGCACGGCCACGATCACGGCATAAAGCAAATACTCGATCTTGGTCATGCGCTCTGAACCCTTTGTCAAAGAGTCAGAGATCATCTTGTATCGCTCACTGCAAACGGCCTCATGCACCGCCAGCCTGGTTTCTGTGGAGTCAGTCATTCCAAGGCACACCAGTGGCTTTGACAGGCGCTTTCTGTTCAGCAATCTGATCAGCCAAAGATGCCTCAACAGCGTCTTTATCCACACCATTGGCCCAAATCCATCCTAAGACTGTTTCTTTTGTCAGAGAGGCGTAGGGAATGGTTGCAGTGCCTTCACTCCATGAGCAAGTGCTGTACACAGATGCAGAGTAATCCCCATCTGTTGCATTGCACTGCCAATGAGCAACTGTCACAAAACCATCTGAGGTTTGTCTATCAAGTTGACTGATGTTCCAAGTAATCATGCTGACTCCAAAGCGGTGATACGGGCAGTGAGGGTTGTGATGAGGGCTTGTTGTTCTTGGATAGCTTTGATGAGCATGGGAACAAACACGCTGTACTTCACAGACTTCGTTGTTGTTTCAAGAATATTGCCATTTTCATCACGGTCAAATGTTTCTTCTACCATTGAAGGAAATACGGTTTCCAATTCTTGAGCAACAACACCAATTTGCTTATGTGTGTCGCCAATCAAATTGTAGTTACGCACCTTAACTTGCAATAAATCATCAAGTTTTGGCGTTGCATCAACGATATTTTGTTTTAGCTTGACATCCGAAATTGCGCCATAACTGTTATTGGTATTTTGCACATTGCCCGTTCCAAACACAGCAAATGATCTTGTTCCAGCCGCATTTTTACCCGTATATAGAAAATAAGCGTCATTTGATACTCTTGTTGAAATGGCATTCCATACGCCGGATTTAAATACTTCCAACGCTGAAGAATCTGATGACGCTGTAAGCCCCACCAGCAAGCTACCGCTGGAGTCAATGACCAATCGAGTCGCACCTGCTGTAAGGTCACGAATACCAAAAGCCCCTGTAGGAATATCAAAGTAACTGCCAGAACCCGCAGAAACAATATTGTATTTTTTGCCACTGGTACTTGTGTTATTAAGTATCACCCCAGTAAAGTCAGTTGCTGAACTTTTTAAATCAAGTCTTGCCGCTGGACTTGTTTCGCCAATTCCAAGGTCACCATCGGCATCAAGGGTCATTGCTTGGGTGAAGGTGATTGCGTTACCTGCTGTTTGATTGCTATTTGTGTTGTACCAAGTATGCAATCCACCAATTTGCTCATACAAAGAAGCCTTTTGGCTGCTAAACATCGCTTTCCATGCGCCAGCACCAGAAGGAACACAGTTCATCCCCATTCCAGCAGTCCAGTTATAGGCATTACCATCGCCATAAAAAGTACCTGACTTGCCAATGTTCAAAACTGGAATCGTTGCGTAGCTACTAGGCGTAACACCCACACCCAAATTGCTACCATCAAACGCCAACGCACTACCCGTAGTCAGAACCTTTGAGCCATTGAGATAGGCCACACCATTGGCTGTGCCTGCGCTGTTGGTCAGTGAACCTCCAATCGCCAGCGTCTTGCCAGATCCGACATTCAGGCCAACGCTGGTGCCGGTGCCATTGGCCGTGAAGACTGCGTCAACGCTGTCAAGGTCAGTATTGATCTTTGTGCCCCAGGTGTCGGTGCTTGCACCCACCTCTGGCTTGGTCAATAAAAGGTTGGTCGTTGTGGTATCTGCCATGTTAAAACTCCTATGCGGCCTGTTGCCACGATGTTGAATTGTCTGCGATCTGAGTCCAGGTTTCACTGGTGTCTGACTCTGGAGTCCACGTCTCTGCCGTGTCGGACACTGGCGA